GCGGTCAAGTCGGGGCTTGGTCTGCTGGTTAGCGGCGCGGTCAAAGCTGGCGAAGGTCTAGCCGAGATCGTTACCAAGACGGTCGAGACGGCATCGGCACTCAATGACACGTCCGTCGCGCTCGGTGTGACGACTGACGCGATCCAGGAACTCGGCTACGCTGCACAGCTAAACGGTTCTTCGGTCGAGGGCATGGCGGATGGGTTGCGCAAGCTGTCGATCCACATGGCAGCCGCAGCCGGAGGAAGCGAAGAGGCAGCGCAGACCTTTTCCAAGCTTGGCGTCAAGATCAAATCTGAAGACGGAAAGCTTCGCGATGCCGACCAAGTGTTTGCAGACTTGGCCGACAAGTTCAAGGACATGCCCGACGGAGCGCGCAAGGTCGCTACTGCGGTGGATTTGTTCGGAAAGTCCGGCGCTGCGCTCATCCCGACTTTGCAAGCAGGTCGAGATGGGCTAGCAGAGCTACGGCAGGAAGCGCGCGAACTCGGCATCGTGCTCGACAAAGACACGATCGCAGCCGGCGATGATCTCGGCGATACGTGGGACAAGCTTAAGGCCGCAGCTAATGGGCTCCGATACTCCATCGGTGGTCCGCTGCTGTCGGGATTCAAGGAACTGTTAGATTCCATGGTCCGGTGGATCAAGGCAAACAGAGAACTGATAGCTCAGCGCTTGCGCTCTGTAATGCGGGGCATCGCTGGAGCAATCAAGGCCGTCGGGGTCGGTTTGGATTTGGTGTGGCGTGCGCTCAACTTCGTGATCGCCCGGTGGAAGCTGTTCGCCGCGCTTATCGTCGGTTCGCTTGCAGCAATCGCAATTGCAAACGCGGGGGCGGTGATTTCTTTTATCGCGCTCGGGGCCGCCGCGATCGGATCGGCGATAGCTGCTGCTGCGGCTTGGGTTGTGGCGGCGGCCCCGTTTATCGCACTTGCTGCCTTGATTGCGATCGTGCTCCTGGCACTTGAGGATCTGTGGGTGTTCCTTCATGGCGGGAAGTCGCTCATCGGCGATGTCGGGAAGGAACTTGCCAAGCTCGTATCAGACTTCATCGATCAGGGGCCAAAGGACGGCGAACACTGGATGCTCAAGATCCTGCGCTCGGTCCTGCTCTACCTGCGTGCCGTAGGAAGAGCTTGGAAGTTCATATTTGGGAAGATCTTCGACGGTGTTTCATGGATGGCAACCAAGATTGACGGTTTGATAACGCGACTCGATATGCTGGCACGCATTGCCAATGTGAAGTGGGACATCACAGGCAACTTAAAGCGGGGCGGCAACGCGGTGCTTGGCGCTCTGGACTCTGCTGGAGTGGCGGTAGGTAACGCGGCAGAGGGAGCGACGCAGCGCCTCTTTGCGCCCAAGACCCCCATGATGAGTGCGGCGGCCCCCATTGTGCAGAGCAAGAGCATCACGGCGACCTATGCGCCGGTCATCAATCAGCAGCCGGGACAGAACGCAACCGATGTCGCGAACGAATCGCAGCGCCTGTGGTCCGAGTGGATGTCTTCAGAGATTGAGGGTGCTGCTGCTGCCGTGGGGACAAAGTAATGCCGACGGAGAAATACACCGGCCCGACTTTGATCGGCGACCTCGCGATCGATTGCACCGTGACCGAGACGCATACAGCAACTTCAACCGTCACCGAGCACCCCGTCGAGAGCGGCGCGAATATCACAGATCACATCCGCCCCGACCCGGTGCAACTTTCAATCACTGGCATCGTCAGCGATACGCCGATCGGTTCCAAGCAGGTGCAGCGCGCTGTGTCAGTGGGTGGCGCATCGGTCCAGGTCACGCAGCAAGAGCCACCGAGCAGTACGACCGGGTTTGGGCGTGCAGCGTGGGCCAAGCTTGACGCGATCCGGGTCGCCGCCAAGCCGGTCAAGGTGGTCACTCGCGACAAGACCTATGAAAGCATGGCGCTTGTATCGCTGTCGGTGCCCAAGGAAGCCAAGACGGGCGGAGCTCTATACTTTACGGCGCAGTTCAAGCAGGTGCGGATCGTCTTCAATCGCTCGACAAGGGTGGTGGTCGCGAAGGCTCCGAAGTCCCACAAGAAACAGGACACCGGGAAACAACCGACGGCAGCGTTAGAAGCTCCAAAAAGCTACTCAAGCATTGCTCGCGAGCAGGCAGGGGATGCAGGGGTCGATAAGGCGCTCGATCAAATCAGAGGAATCCGCTCGTCATTGAGGCTTTAAGATGGTCGAAATCCCACTAAGATCGGATCTTCCGCATTTTACGGTTGTCGTCGAGCTTGACGGTTCAATCTATCGTCTGGAGTTCAACTGGAATACCAGAGAAGCGGCATATTACATGCACATGTACGACGCCGAGGAATCGATCATTCAGGGATCCCTGAAGTGCGTCGTCGGCTGGCCTATCGGCGTGCTGCAATGCACAGACCCACGGCGACCGGCTGGTATGCTCGTATTTGTGGACTCGGCAAACTCCGAGCGTGATCCAGTATGGATCGAGGGCAAAGACCTTTACAACCTGGACACAGTGACCAGAGTTCCAGGCTACGGCGAGCTAGGCGACCGGGTCCGGCTGCGATACTGGACGCTGGCAGATATGCGAGTGGTGGCGTCCGGTGGCTGACCAGCGGCTACAAGATCGGCGCGTCCGGCTGCTCATCGCGAACCGCGTAGCAGAGGATTACAAGAGCCTGACTGCGGACGTGACAGAGATCAAGGACTTGCGGGTCCAGTTCTCTGTCAAAAAAAGTTCTTCCAAGGAACCGAACACCGCAGAGGTCACGATCACAAACCTGTCACCGACCCGACGCGCAGCCTTGCAAACCAAGGGCGTGAAGTTCGTACTCGAGTGCGGCTATGTCGACACCGGGGTCAAGCAGATCTTCCAAGGCGACGTGCGGCATGTGTCCCACGTTCGCGAGGGAGCGGACTGGCGCACGGTTCTGAAGTCCGGAGACGGCGAGCGGGCGTTCCAGTTTGCACGGATCTCCGAGAGCTTGGGACCGAAGGCGAGCAAGTCCGAGGTGATCAAGCGGCTGTCGGCCAAGCTGGGGCTCGGTCTAGGAAGCTCCGCACGGGCTGCGGCTGCAATCCCAGGGAGCTTTGAGCAGGGAATTGTTTTATCGGGGCCAGTGAGCCGCGAACTCGACAAGGTACTGAAGGGCACCGGCTACGAGTGGTCGATACAGGACGAGCAGCTTGTTATCCTGTCGGCCTCCGAAGTCAGCGGGCAAGACGTTCCACTGCTCACGCCTGACTCCGGGTTGATTGGATCTCCTGAGTTCGGCGCACCGCTTGAAAAGGGTGGCAAGCCTCAGCTCAAGTTTAAGGCTCTGCTCAACGCGAACATCAAGCCAGGTGCCAAGGTACAGATCCAGTGCGAGCGGTTCCCTATCGGCGTCTCGGTCAAGTGCGCTAAGGTCGAGCACAGCGGAGACACCGCAGGCCAGGACTGGTATACGTCAGTCGAAGGAGCGACCCTGTGACCACGCGAAACACGACACTGCAAGACCTGCTCGCACGGTTTAGGGAGTCGCTCGTGTCCGACCTGCACACTTCGCTTCCTGGCAAGGTGGTGAGGTACGACGCAGCCACTCAAAAGGCCGACGTGCAGCCGCTGATCAAAGAGCGGTACACGGACGAAAGCGGAGCCCAGCAATCGCGCGAGCTTCCTGTGATCCCGTCTGTACCTGTTCAATTCCCCGGCGCGGGCGGTTATCGAATCACCTTCCCGGTGGCGGTTGGCGACACAGGCTTGATCATGTTTGCGGAGGCGAGCCTGGACAAGTGGCTCGTCTCAGGCGGGACCGTGGACCCTGCTGAAGAGCGTAGACACGATCTCACGGATGCCATCTTTCTCCCAGGACTCCGCGACTTTGGCCACGCTCTGACCAGCGCACCGACCGACCGCGCCACGTTTGGCAAGGACGACGGTCTACAGATCCACGTCGATGGGTCCAAGATCCGAATCGGCAGCAACAGCCCGATCGACCTAGAAAAAGCCGTCTGTGGGGACACGCTTTGGAACTACCTAACGTCTCTCGCTGGACTTGTGGCGTGGCTTGCAACTCATACCCACCCGACCCCGGCTGGCGCGTCATCGGCCCCCACGAATGCACCTCCATCGCCGTCTGACTTCCGCTCTACGTCGGTCGAGATCAAGAAATGACCACCTACCAGAAGATCACCGACTTCGGAAAGATCACCGACTTCGGACTCGACGAGGACGGCGACGAATACGCAGACGCGACCGGGCTTGCAATGACCGGCGATCTTCCGGGGATCAAGCAGCAGGTTACGCTGCGGCTCGGATTCTTCAAGGGAGAGTGGTTTCTCGACGAGGAGCTTGGTATTCCGTGGTACGAAGAGATCATCGTGAAGAATCCGAACCTGATCCGCATCCGCGAGATCTTTCGCGACGCGATTTTGTCTGTCGCTGGAATCAATGAGGTCACGTTTCTTGACCTCCTATTCAGCGCCTACGCACGGACTCTCTCTGTAAACTTCAAAGCCTCCACTAACTTAGGAGAGCTGGGAATCAACCTGTCAGGACTTCCAAATGCCTAGTTACGGACTCCTTCCAGAGGGCTTTGTCCCTAAGCCTCAGACGGTCATCAAGGAAGAGCTTGATAGCGTCTACAAGTCGACCTTCGGCGCGCAACTGGGAAGCGAGCCGGACGGTTCAATCCCAGCCGATTCCGTGGCAGGTCAGCGTATCGGACTGCATGCCGAACGGATGGCGGAACTATGGGAAGTCGGGCAAGCGCTGGCGTCAAGCTTCGACCCAGATGGAGCCACGGGGAGAGCGCTGGATATCCTGTGCGCTATCACTGGAACGACACGCAATCAGGAACGGAAGACCGTCGGAACCGTAGCTCTCACTGGAGATCCGGCTACGCTGGTTCCTGTTGACTCAGTGATCTCCATTCCGGTAGTTGGTACTCGCTTCGACACCGACGCGAACGCGACCTTGGTAGCGCTCTCGGCGTGGACTGTCAACACGGTCTATGCGCTAGGCGACCGAGTCAAGAACGGTGCGGCACCTGCTCGGGTATACCAAGCGGTGGTGGGCGGAACGTCTGCTCTCGTCGGAACTGGTCCAAGCGGCACCGGGTCCGCCATCGTGGATGCCACGGTCACATGGTCCTACGTGGGCGATGGGACGGCGGCGGTAGATGTGACGTTCACCGCGCTCGACCCTGGACCCTTCGCAGCCCTCACAGGGCAGATCACGTCAATCGAGTCACCTGTCAGCGGCTGGCTATCCGTCCGCAACATGAGCGATGCCCAGGTGGGCGCTTACGTCGAAACGGACGCATCGCTGCGCAACCGCCGTGAGGCAGAGCTTGCAGGTCGCGGTAATGGCCCCGTGCCAGCCATCCGCGCCGACCTGCTTAAAGTCGGACAGGGGACCGGCAATGCTGTCGTCGATTGCGTCGTGTTTGAGAACGTGACCGACGTGGTGGACGCGAACGGAATCCCAGCGCACAGCTTTGAAGCCGTAGTCTTGGGGGGACTCGATGCGGACATCCGACAGACGATCTTTGACACAAAGCCAGCCGGTATCCGCTCGCACGGAACCGTGTCGGGAACCGTTGTCGATTCGACTGGCATCGCGCACACGATCAAGTTCACGCGCCCGACCACCTACTCGATCTGGATGGAGCTGGACGTCACGTACAACGCGGCGACGTGGCCTCTCGATGGCGCAGACCAGATCAAAGCGGCGATTCTCGCAGCGCTCACGCCAGCCAACGGATACACGCTGGGCAAGGACGTGACCGTGTGGGGAATCGGTGCAGCTGTAGACGCCGTTTCAGGCGTGCTCAATGTGACCGCGATTCGCGTAGGCACTGCGCCCGCTCCGGTCGGCACGTCGGATATTGCGATTGGTATCCGCGAGGTGGCGCTCTTTGACTCGGCGCGCATCCTGGTAACAGCCGTGGCGGGGACTCCGTAATGGGCGACGTGCAGCACGAACTAGACCACGCTGGCAAGATGCTGGCGCGGCTGGCGGAGGAGTTTCGCAAGCCTCGGATCTCGGCCATCCTTCGCGGCGAGGCGGCGCAGTATCAGTCTATCGAAAACGCTTATTGGCAGCTCCTAACCGAGTTCGGAGTCGAGACGGCCATCGGCTGGTCGCTCGACGTGCTCGGGAAGATCGTGGGTGAGCAGAGGCAGGGCGCGTTAGATGCT